AAAATAAAAAACCAATGCTACTTGGACCAGATAGAGGCGACGATGGCTGGGTAGATATTTTAATGGATGATGACATAGATAGTAATATTTTAAGATTTCTTCCAGTAGGATCTGTATCGCTCTGGAATTCTGTTACTCAAAGAATTAATTTCAAACAATTAAAAGTAGGGGCAAGAGTAGATATTAGATATGATATAGCATTAACTACCGACACAAATAGCACTGAGGCCTGGATAAGAACCTATATTCCAAAGGTAGAATCTCCAACAGGATACATTGGAATGCTTAAATATAAATATCCTTATGAGATGTCTATTAATCAAACCCTATATGTGGACCTTTCAAAAATTAGATCAGAGGGTGGAATCATTCAGGCAAGGGCAGATAATGAAAGCTCTATTATTCTTAAGGGAATGTATATCTCAATTTCATAAAAAAATACCCCCAAGGCAAATAGCCAAGGGGGTATCTTAAAACCACTAATGTGGAAACTTCTTAATCCAAGACTTAGTTCTTGGAGTTATGCCTTTCCAAGCAGACCAATCTTTTCCGCCATTACTCATATGGTATGCAACCTGAGCATTAATAACAGGGTTTAGCAATTCACTATTAAAGTTTAAGCCAAATTTTTCTTTACGGCCCTCCTTTAGTGTTCCCAGCATATTTATCTGAAAAATACCATAGGAATTATCTCCAGTATTGACATTACCATTAAAAGCCATTGGTCTCCCATTTGACTCTTTCTTGGCAACAGCCCAAGCTTCTACCAGTCTCTGACCACGAAAGCCAACTCCATAGAGAAGTTCCCTAAGTTGTCTGTCTGTAAGACTAACAGCATCTTGATATTTATATAGAACGTTTAGGTTCTTTTTTACCTTAGTAAGGCTTTTAGGTTTAGAAACCAAAAAAACCGCCTTGGCGGTTGAAGGTTCAGAAACTATTGGTTTACTTAGATTATTTTCAGTACTTAAAGCATTAGCTGCATTTGTTAGTGGTGCAAGCAGCCCAATTGAAGCAAGGATTCCAATCCAGATCTTTTTATCTCTTCTCATCAAAACAACCTCCTAGAGACTAAAGATGCTACCAGTTGGTAGCACTAACTAAGTATAACATGTGATTGCCACAAAAAGCAAGTTTTATAACATTTTTTTATTAAACTTAATAATTGCTATTTTCAAGTGGTATAATATAAAAATGGCAACTTATAGAGGACAGGGCGCATCATCATACGACATTGGTGAAGCACCACCATTTATTAACTGGACAATTGTAAAAGGTGATACAGCATCCTTCCGTGTATATTTAACTGACGATGCTAAAGAGCCATTAACTATTTCTGACTGGGATATTGAAGCGGAATTTAAAAGACCAACCACCCCAGTAGATCCTCAAGTAATCACAGATACTGCAACACTAATTTTTACACTTACTCCAGAACAAGATCTGGAAGATGCTGATGGTGAGTTTAAAGTTAATTTAACTGCAGCACAAACTGCACTACTTAGAACAAATGATATTTTTGATATTGAACTACGTCTTCCACAAAATACCCTTGTATGGACAGTTGCTCAAGGCAAGATTACCCTGATTGAAGATGTTACAAACTAGTGGCAAAAATTGTTATAGGCAACAATCCCACAACTTCTAGAAAAATTTTTGAAAGAACATCTTTTCCAAATATAGAGATAGATGAAATAAATTTTCCTGCAAAGGTTGATGTAGGTAACAATCCACCAGTTTTTACAACAGTCCTTGAAAGAGTTTCTTTTCCAGATGTAAAAATTACTCAGCCAGTTAAAGGGGTAAATATAAATTCAGTACTACCATTTAGAATAAGATTTACAGCAATACAGATACCAGCATCTATTGGTAATGTTCCAGCAATTCCGCTACAAATTATTGGTTTCTCTAACTATATACTTTAAAATCTATGATATAATTCAATCATGGCTAAACTATCAATCTCAAGCATAAAGTCTCTATTTCAAACAGGAGACCGTCCAAGTCAAACAAACTATGAAGATTTGATTGACAGCACCTCTGCAAGATCAACAGATCTTGGTTCAGACGGTAACAATGAAGTTACAATTAACGGCATTGAAAACTCAACAATTTTTGATAATTTTTTAACAACAGAGTGGAGATCAGTAAAATACTTGATCTCAATTAAAAAGACTTCTGGTGGCGCAAATAAGTATTACGCTACAGAATTAACTATAGTCCCTGACAATACAGATGTAAATGTCAGTGAATATGGAACAGTAGACAATGATGGGAATATTGGCACCATCTCCGTGTCTAGAGCAGGAAATACAGTTTCACTAACTGTAGTCCCAGTGGGTGGGCAAACACCAATAACCCTACGCTATTTGCGTATTGGGTTAAAGGCCTAACTAAGGAGATAAAATGGCAACAGTAACAAAAGATTTTAGAGTAAAAGCGGGATTAGTTGTTGAAGGTACAACTGCAACCGTTAATGGAAAGAATATTATCACAGCAGGTGTCGTTGACGCTAAAGGTGATTTGATTGTTGCTAGCGCAGACGATGCAGTTGCTCGTTTAGGCGTTGGAACAAACGGTCAAGTACTTACAGCAAATTCATCTGCCACATACGGAGTTGAATGGTCAGCACCAGCAGCAGTTGGCGTGTTTGGTTCAAGCATTGAGTTTGAAGGCGCTACAGCAAACGCATTTGAAACAACTCTTGAGGTAACAGACCCAACAGCAGACCGCACAATCACACTTCCAGATGCTTCTGGTACAGTAGCACTTACTTCAGACCTTACTAGCTTGCAAAGTGGACTTGACACAGATGACATTACTGAAGCAGGCAGACTTTACTTCACAAACGAAAGAGCACAAGATGCAGTCGGTGAAGCGCTTGGAACTGGTCTTACATACAATGATACAACTGGTGCAATTTCTGTAACAACAAATACTTATGATGCATATGGTTCAGCATCAACAGTTGCAGGAAACCTTTCAACACACGAAGGCCTCACAGCAGCACATGGTGCAACAGGTGCGGTAGTTGGAACAGAAAACACACAGACACTTACAAATAAGACACTTACAAGCCCAGTAGTTTCAGGACTTGCACTTTCAGATTCAAGCATTGTTTTTGAAGGTTCATCAGCAGATGCTAATGAGACAACTCTTACAGTAGCAAATCCTACAGCAGATCGTACAATTACACTTCCAGACGTAACTGGTACAGTTGTTACAACTGGTGATACAGGCTCTGTAACAAACACAATGCTTGCTGGTTCAATTGCAAATGAAAAGCTTTCAAATTCAGCAATTACAATTAATGGTACATCAACATCTCTTGGTGGTTCACGTACCCTTGGATCTGATGATATTGCAGAAGGTTCAACCAACAAATACTTCACAGATGAAAGAGCACAAGACGCTATCGGAACTAACGTTGGTAATGGTCTTGACTATGATGATAATACAGGAGCAATTTCTGTAGACCCTTCAGAGTTTGCACTAAGCGCTGTTGGAGCACCAACTGGTTCTGTCAGCATGGCAACATACAAGATCACAAGCCTTGGAACACCAACAGATTCAACAGATGCTGCTACAAAGGCTTACGTAGACTCAGTAACAGAAGGTCTTCACATTCATGAGGCTGCAGTAGCAGCAACAACTGCAAATGTTAACCTTGCAAATGCTCTTGAAAATGGAGATGTTCTTGATGGAATTACTCTTGCAACTGGCAACCGTATTCTTGTTAAGAATCAGACAACACAATCTGAAAACGGTATCTACGTAGTGGCAGCATCTGGTCAACCAACTCGTGCAACTGATTTTGACACTGCACAAGAAGTTGATGGCGGTGACTTCATCTTCGTATATTCAGGTACAGCAAACGGAAGCACTGGATGGGTACAAACAAATAAGCCAGCAACAATTGGAACAGATGCAATCGCATTTACACAGTTCTCAGGTGCTGGAACATTCCTTGCAGGTAATGGTTTAACACTAACTGGTAACTCATTTAGCATTAATACAACCATCACAGCAGATCTTTCTACTTCTCAGACACTTACAAACAAGTCAATTAGTGGTTCAGCAAATACACTTTCAAACATCGCTAATTCATCACTTACTAATTCTGCAATTACAATCAACGGTACTTCAGTATCACTTGGTGGAACTCGCACATTAGGTTCTGATGATATTTCAGAAGGCTCTACAAATAAGTACTTTACTGATGAGCGTGCACAAGATGCAGTTGGAACTACACTAGGAACTGGTCTTTCATACAACGACACAACTGGTGCAATTTCTAACTCTGGTGTAACAGGACTTACTGGAACAACAAATCAGGTATCAGTATCTGCTGCAACTGGATCAGTTACACTATCTACTCCACAAGACATTCACTCAGCAGCATCTCCAACATTTGCAGCATTGTCTGTAGGATCAGGAGCACTAACTGCTGGTTCTGTAGTACTTCCAGATGCCCTTGTTGGTTCTGCTCTAGCAACTGCTGGAACTTCAGCAACAACAATTGATACATTCTCAGCAACAACATATTCTGCTGCTAAGTATGTAGTTCAGCTAAAGAAGGCTGGAAACATTGAAGTAATTGAAGTACTTGTTGCCATTGATGGTGACAACAATGTCTACCTAACAGAGTACGCTAATGTACAAAGCAATGGTGAACTAGGAACAACAAATGCTGTCTACTCAGGTGGCAATGTTCTTCTTCAGGTTACTGCAGCAGCTGCAGATACAGCTGTTAAGGTAAGCAAGACCTATATTGAAGCATAATTAGGAAAAGAGGATAGAAGTGGCAACTACTAATAGAGACTTTAAGGTAAAGCACGGGCTAGATGTAGCCAATGGCGGTACCTTTGGAGGCACTGTTACAGTTGCCACTCCTACCCTTGATACACATGCAGTAACAAAACTTTATGTAGACAGCAAAGGAGCAGTTGCTGCACCAGCATCAACAGCCCCAGCAAATCCAGTAAATGGGCAATTGTGGTTTGATACAGTATCACGCCATGTATCCGTATATTCTACTGATGCTGCTGACTGGATTATGATTGCAACATTTTCAGATACCGCCGATCTTAGACAACATATCCACGATACTGCAATTGACGGAACTG